TTCCGGCAACAACTCTGGATTTGCCGGTCTTAATCTGGCAATCCTCATGGGTGCGAAGCGCATAGTGCTCGTCGGATTCGATATGCGTCATGTTGATGGCAAGAAGCACTTTTTTGGTGACCATCCATCACCTTTGAGGAACTCGCCACCAAAGGTCTTCCCGGCATGGATCGAAATCTTCACCAAGGCTGCGAAGACGCTACCGGCAGACATCAAGGTCGTGAACGCCACGCCAGACAGCGCCTTGCAATGCTTCCCGGCATGGGGGCTTGAAGCTGCGCTTGCATGGGCTTCGCCAGAAACCGTTGCCGCGAAGAGATTATCCGAGCACGCCAAGTACAAGCGCGCCTATCAAAAGCAGGGCTACAAGATGGGCGACCGGCGCAGGCCGGTGGCCGTGTCGGATCTGGCCACGTTGCCTGTAAGGGAATCTTATCTCGACGTAGCCTGCGGCCGCGGTGAGATGCTGAGAGAGGCAGAAACGCTTGGCTACACCAAGGTCAAGGGGACAGAGATCGTTCCGGACTTGATCGACGGCGAGCGCGTCATTTACGGCGAAGTGCACGAGCTGCCATTCCCTGACAAGAGCTTCGACACGGTGACGATGTTCGATGTTATCGAGCACCTTCTCCCAGGTGACGATGAACTGGCTTGCAGGGAGTTGGCGCGCGTTGCACGAAGTCATGTTCTGGTTGCGGCCGCAAAGAATGTATCCATCAAGCCGAATGGCGATGTCCTCCATATCAACTTGCGATCATATGAAGAGTGGGACCGTCTGTTCCGAAAATGGTTCCCCGGTCAGGTTACGTGGATCAAGGACGATCAGGTGAGGCCCTCTCAGACGTGGCGCATTGATGTGAATGTGAAGATTATCAAGCGGAAAGACAAGAACCCCATGAAGTTTCGGTATGTTGGAGAATGTCCGGCGGGGCAGAGCAGCGTCAAGTGCTTCGGCCTTGCGTTTGTCCCAGGTGAGGCGGTTGAGCTTCCCGAGCAAATCGCTGAGAAAGCACGCCGCAATCGGTTCTTCGAGGCTGTGGAAGAGGAGATTATCGTTCCTGTTGATGGAAAGGTCGATCCTGAATGGGATTACAACCCTCTGGTTGATATGGACCGCGAAGATCTGATCACGCTTGCCGAGGAGAAAGGCGTCAAGATCGATAAGCGCTGGAACGCGGAAAAGATCGCCGCTGCCATCAAGGATGCTGCAAATGGCGAATGAACTTCGCCTTGTCCCCGATCAGGCCGCAGCCTCGATTGCCGCTCGGATCAAGGTCATCGAGAACTGCAAGGCCATGATCCGGGAGACCGTCAAGCGCTACGGCGGCCTGAAAGCCTTTGAAGATCAGCTTGGCAAAGCTGGCGTCAAGGATGCCGTTGACCGGCTCATGAAAGAGGATTGAGCCTATGGCAATTCAATATAGCGATGATGTCAGGAACGCGAAGCTCGACGCCATCGAAACCACGATCAGCACCTCACCGATCATGCGCATTCGCACCGGATCGAAGCCTGCGGACTGCGCGACCGCAGACAGCGGGACCGTGCTGGCAACGTTGACGCTGCCGTCAGACTGGATGGCAGCTGCGTCAGGCGGCACGAAGGCCAAGTCAGGCACGTGGCAGGATGCATCGGCTGATGCGGCCGGAACTGCTGGGCATTTCCGCATCTACAATTCCGGCGATACGACTTGCCACATGCAGGGATCGGTCAGCGCGACGGGCGGCGGCGGTGACATGACCGTTGACAATGCCGTTTTTGCGGCTGGGCAAAGTTTCACCGTGACTACATTCGCAATAACAGACAACAATGGCTGACGCCAAGTGCTCGGCTTCGCCCCTCTTGCAGCGCTCCCTCTTGCAGATGATGTTACAGGAATTGCGGCCAATGCCTCCATCACTGAGGCAGCAGATACGCTTGCTTCGCTTGCCGTCCTGCCGATTGTCGGCGTGGCGTCTCTCACCGAAGCAGCGGATACGTTCTCTGCAACAGCAATTCTCCAGATACAGGCTTTCGCCACAATCACCGAAGCTGCCGATACGGTCAGCGCTACGTCAGTCAAGATCATAAGGGGACGCATAAAAGGTGTTTCGAGCGGGGCAACGCGAGCAGGTGGGATATTCAGTGGCGGATTACGCGCTGGCGGCACGACTGGCGGCGGCAGAAGGGCATATGGTAACTGATGCTTGAGCCTGGGAAAATCTACGTTGAAACTGAGCTTCGGCTTACGGCGGCTTTCACTGATAGCGATGGCACGCCGATCGATCCTGATACGGTGACATTCAGCACGTTCTCGCCATCCGGCGGTGAGGAGGATTACGTCTACGGCACCGACAGCGAAGTGCAGAAGGCGTCAACGGGAAACTATACCGCAGATATCGTCCCTGACGAAGCGGGGCGCTGGCATTTCCGTTGGAAAACCACAGGAACCGGCAAGGTGATTGCCCTTGAAGGAGATTTCATCGTCAGAAAGTCAGCCTTCTTTGACGATCCAATCACGGATTATTGCTGATGTCGAGAACGACAACCGAGCTTGCAACTGAAGTCATGCGGCTGACGAACTGGATCTCCCAGGATGAGACGCCGGATTCTGCGGACGACGCCCATATCAAGCGGATTTACTCAGATTGGTTCGCCTATGCACAGATGCAGGAGCGCGATGTCGTCTACTGGTCGGAAGACACGATCCCGAATGAAGCCTTTCTCGCCATCGTCAGGATAATAGCGGATATGGTCGGGCCGTCATTCGGCGATCCTGCCCCCGTTGAGATCGATGTGGAGACCGGAATGCAGGTCTCAATGGGCAAGAAGGGCTGGAATATGCTGCGGCGGCTGACTGCGCGGGAATCGTCCGGCCTCAGCGCTCCGGGGACATATTTCTGATGGGGGAACCGGTCTCGATTTCGCTCGGAATCCGCTCCAATCCGGCGCGGAACCGGCAGGCAGGCTATGCCCAGCTCATAAACTGCTTTGCCGAGGAAACCCAGCAGGATGGCAAGACCGTCTGGACGATTTATTCGACCGAGGGGCTTACGGCGTTCGGCTCCGCGCTCAGTGGCGGCGGCGTCCGCGCCGGGATCGCCATCGGAACGACAGCCTATGTCGTCGTTGGGCGCAATGTTTATGCCGTTAGCGCAAGCGGATCATCCACCTTGATCGGCGGCATCGCCACCGACGGCCCGGTTTATCTCGATCGTAATCGCCGCAGTCCTGCGCAGATTGGTATCGTCTCGGATGGCTTGTATTACGTCATCGACACGCAGGCCAATTCCGTCACCGAGATCAGTGATCCGGATCTGCCCTCGCCGATCTCAATTTCGGTGCTGGACGGTTACGGCGTCATTCCCGTGATCGGGGCGTCGTATTTCCTGACCGGCATCGATGATTTTACCACGATCGACGGCCTTGATGAAGGCACGGCAGAAGCCTATCCTGATGAAATCGTTCGTTCCATGACGCTGGAGCGCGAGGCGGTGTTTTTCAAGGAAACATCGATCGAATGGCACCAGAACACCGGAGATCCTGATTTTCCGTTTGAGCGCGTTCATGCGCTGGAGCTTGGCTGTCTCGCCGGGGATAGCGTCGCCAAGGTCGATACGCCGTCGCGCAAGACAATACTTTGGGTTGCGCCGGATCATACCGTTCGCATGATGAGCGGCTATTCCGGTGAAGTCATCTCGACGAACGAAATCGAAGAGATGATCAAGGATCTTGACGACGCCGGGAATGCTGATCAGCTCAAAGGCTTTGCATGGGCCTATGCAGGCAGATTTTTCTACTGCCTTACGAGCGACACATGGTCTCGGGTTTGGGATTCCTCCACGGGGCACTGGCATACTCGATCCAGCTACGAACTCGACCGCTGGCGGGTCAGCACCGTGTTCAAGTTCGGCAACAAGATCATTGCCGGTGATTATAGCACAGGCCAGCTCTACACGCTCAGCAACAAGGTGTTCAGCGAGGCTGGCAATCATCTCGTCTCCGAGGTCATAACCCCGCCAGTCCATGCTTTCCCCTACCGGCTCAAATTCAACGGCCTCTACATCGATGCAGCAACCGGCGTCGGTCTGAACTCGACAGATGCTCATGCAAGCGCTCCGAAACTCCTCGTCTCATGGAGCGATGATGGCGGCTATAGCTGGGCCACCGAGCGCGAACGCGATCTCCACGCGACAGCTCAATATCGCCGTATCAAACCAATCCGCCGCATGGGCCGCACAGGACAGAAGGGCCGCATGTTCCGGTTCAGGATATCTGCACCCGTCGAGCGGGTCTTGATGCAGACTTCGGTAGATTTCAACCAGTTGGCGGCATAGATGGCACAAATCTCCCTCCCTTCCGCGAACATCCCGATAGGGACCGCGAAAATCAACGTCAACGGCGAAG